TTATTGCAGTTCCGCCTGCTGCAGAGCAACGTATATATTCATTGTTATCCGCTTCAGTTATAGTGAGTGTTGCCGCTGAAGTATTAACGACAGTATGCAAATTATCAATACGAGTGTCATTTCCAGCGCAAAATGTATTGGCAGTTGTGCCAAATGATCCAGTAGATATTGTACCACCCGTGGTAGTTATAAGTGGCAAATTGGTTGTCGTTCCAAGTTTACCATCATTGGTTATGCTGCCATGCGTATGTGAAGTAGCTGCATAGTCTGTGCCAGCAGACGCAACTGAAAAGTCTCCCGAGCCATTACACTTAACCAATCCATTAACGCCAGAAGCGTCGTCTAAACGACTTTTATCAGTCGCTGACATAAACCCAGCTACACTTATTGTTGCATTATCGGGTTTATTTAAGATTGCAGCATCACCAGATGACGCGTTCCAATCAGCTTGAACATTTACTTCAGCACCAGCTGCTATTCCGTCAAGCCTAACCTTATCAGCCGCTGACATAAACCCAGCTACACTTATTGTTGCAGTAGTATGGGTGTGATCTGTGTAGGTTAATGTTTTTCTAGAGCCAACTGAATTTGTAATGTATATTTCAGTGCCATCAAATTCAACACTACCAGCAACTGGAGAAGTTAAATTTGTTCCAGCCGTTAATTTTAATGGTGCAACTGTAGTTGTTCCGGCTGGCAGTGTTGTTGTTCCAGAGAAAGTGGGGTTACTAAACATTGTAGCCTTGCTTTCATTGGTAACATTGCTCAAATCAACACTTGCTTTATTTAAAGTCTGCCACGTTTTATCACCACGCCAATATTGAGCAGTCGTTCCAGCTGTTATTGCCGGCTCTTTACCAGATAACGCTGTAGTAATAGTTGTTGCATAGTTTGCATCATCATTAAGAGCAAACGCCAATTCATTAAGTGTGTTTAAAACCCCGGGCGCGCCGTCTATTATACTATCTACATAGGTTGTGGTCGCAAGCGTCTGACGTGCTGGGGTTGGATTATTGTTTGTATAATACAGACTTGTGCCATCAAACTCAATATTTCCAGGACTTGGTGTTATTGTATTTGTACCAGCTAGAATTTTAAGTGGCGCAGCACTAGTTGTTCCTGGTCCAAAAATTGTTGTGCCATAATAAACTAGGTTGTCAAACTGATATTGTATGTTATTACGCAAACCAGTTAAGAAACCAATCTCAGTTCCAGTTATTGGCCCAATAGATGTGGTGATTGGTAACTTTACGTTGCCAAAGAATTCTGGACTCGTCTGTATTTGTGCGCTACTTATTGATCCATTTCCAAGACCATTAAAAAACGAAGACGCGAGGTCGCCAACACTAACAATGGCATTGCTTCCGTTCTCTGACATAAGCGGATTAGAGACGTCGATTATTGGCACGAGATCTAATGGTGACGCGTTTGTTATTTGCGTGAGTTGTGAAAATTTTATGTCTGACATATACTATTATTTATAATGCGGTTACGAGTAGGTATGTGTAGTAGCGACGGCGCTACTCACCGTTTGTTCTAGTGAGCCATCAGTCCAACCAATTTTTATAGGTGACGCGTCTGATGTAGTAACGGTAAATCCACTTAAAGTAGTTGAAGATGTTGGGGAAAAATCCCATAATTTATATGCATCTAATATTTCTATGTCAGCGCTAGTCGCGGCAGCTAATCCAGCGGTACCGCACGCATAAAGCTTAACATTAAACAGTTCAGATCCTTCAGTGTTTAATGTGTCTGGGGTTGCAATAAGTGTAAATGATGCGCTATTATTTTTTACAACCAAGCCACCGACTGAAGGCGTTAAGTCATTTGGAAGTGAGGCCACATAGTACAATGCCTTATTGTCAGGAACGTTCGTAGTTGATACTGTAAAAGGAATTCCGCCGCCCTCAATTGTATTGGTTACACCCGAGGTTATCGAGTATGTTGGCGCAGTCAGGTTGTCATTTACTGTAACTGGCGCGCTGTGGGCGAGTATAAGCCCATCAGGAGATGCCTGACGAATAGTTGCTATAAACTGTACGTCTGTCCCGCTTGACATACTTAAGAGTGGAACTAACTTAAAGACCGCTACTCCATTTTTTACGACACACTCGCCAGACTGCTGAGACACATTTGAGTTTGAAACGCTCCAATATAGAGTTGTGCCGTCTGGTATATATTTAGTGAGTGCATAAAAGCGCACCACTTCATTTTCCCCCAGTATTGTCTTATTTGAAAATAGACTTGATACTGTACGAGGATTAATTTGGCCTTCAGTAATAAATGAATCTGTTGCATCTTCAGTTATAAAATCGTCCACACCATCTTGTTTTTCAAGCGGTTATCTATATATCAGGGGCACCCTATTTTCTATAGTACTCACAATAAAGTTTGGTTGTACTTCAGCATTAATTAATTCAACTAAACCTTCAAAATAATCTGGGTCAGTGTCTTCGTATATTAAATCAAGCGGAATAAGTTCGCTATAGAACCATGGATAATACGATTTGTCTTTAATTGTAAAGCTAACAAAGGATGAAATGTTACTAAAAATGTTTCCCGTCGTCTCGCCCCACGCAGAACTTGCTTCATCAATAGTCTTATCGGCTATTCCACATATAAGTTCATTTGGATCAAGATATTTTAACCACCCTTGATAATCTGTGTATACAGTCTTATTTCGTGGATTATTATTTTGACTGAAAATACCAATAATACAAGTTATTAGTCTCACATAGTCATCTTCACTACCCGGACTCTTTAGATATTCTAGAATTATAGTTAGCAGACGTTCGTTAACTGATAACCATCCTGGTTGATACCTAGGAGTGTGATAGCCTATGACTGGAGGTTCATACTCATTTAGCCAGAGATAACTATCCTGTGGCTTTTTAACTGAATAATCAATTAAATTGTTCCAGGCTGTGCGTGCAATAAATTCATAGAGTATTGCACTAAATAGTTTTAATCCAGCTGGATGAACAAATCGCAAATAGTCATTTACCCAGTCTTCCTGTGGAAGTTGCGAGCGTATACGATATGAATATTTTTGCCAATATTCGCCGTCATGTAGTTTATATAAGTCTGACGCAAATGACTTGTTATCTTCGTAACTCCAAACGTTAATATTCTTATCAATTTCGACCCAAGTTATCGGGTCTAAATCACTACAACGATAAATTTTCGAATAAGAAAAATCAGTATTATCGGTTAAGTCAGTGACATCTTCAAGTGAATGAACAATGTCTCCAGTTTTAACGGTATATTCTGGAAAAGCTGTCACTTCAAACGTATGGTAATACTCAATATTTGTATTATTAACCTCGTATCTAAGTCCACCTGCTTCTTCTGTTACAATTGCAGTTACTCGAAGGTCTGCAACGCGTTCAACTTCTAACTGTAATTCTGCTTCAGTAGTAATACCAAAATACTCAATATCAGCCAATTCATCAAGTTCACTGCGATTTTCTATTAAACGCTCCGTCACGAGTAAGTTTGACGGAACCTTTTCGTCAATCAAAGATTGACCGGGGTTCAACTCAGTCTTAGTCTCATCAACGATGAATTCATCTTCAAATACTGGCGTATCTACTGTAACAGTGAGCGTGCCATAATCAATATTTTTAGTTTCGACGGGCGCACCTTCGCCCGGTTGTTGAGAATACTCAATATTGCGAGACACTATTTCCCATGCGGCTTCGTCTGGCCACAGCGTGTCATTTGTGCTATAGATTTCAAACAAATCAGCATAACGATAAACCCATCTATAAATTGGTGGTGCTGTTCCGACTGCGATATTTGTTTTTTCAACATATGGCAAGTTGTAAGATTTTGGACCACCACCATATGTCCACATATTCTTACTAATTGCCTTTAGTGTTACTGTATATGGACCACTATCAGATAACGGGAATGGTCCTATTTTATAATCCGACTTTACCAGTAATGTAACTTTATTTGGATTTGTATTTGTCGTACGAAGAGAAGATATATTAAGTGGCTTCCACCCGCCGCGACCGCCAGACAGGTCAAAAAGATATTCGCGAGGATAGAATATATCTACAATTTCGTCAAAGAAAATTTTAAAAAATGTATGTATACTATCTTCTGATCCGCGAGTACGATAATATTGTATAATAATTCTATACAACGTAACTTTATCAATCACACGACTGTTTGGTATATTTCGTCCTATTAAACTTTGTATTTCTGTTAAATATTTGTTTGATACAATATCAATGTCCTTATCTCGTGTGATATTTGCAATCTCGTTTGATGGCAAACCAGTACTATTCAAATAGTCATAATAAAGTTCAATGAAATTAATAATTGAGCCTGCTGATTCTTGCAAAGAAGGCGGATAGAGTCCAGCTACCCCAATAGACTCCATATTACGGGGACGAGAATTTGCTATACTTAAGAGCATATTTATCGGTCTCTACTAAAAGTTTTATATCCAACTGCCCGGCTTGATCCTCCAACTGCTATTGTGTCAACTTCACCATACACATTTAATCGCGTAGTATCAATTTGTATAAGTTGATTTCTCTTAGGAGCAATATCATTTGAGAGAGGTATAAGGTCTAGAGTTATTTTAGTAGTTTCATCAGTGAGTATTGCGCTTAATTCAACCGTTCCAGTACTTAATGTAATTGTTCCAATATTTGTTTCCTTTATAATTGGTGTATTATCAGAATCATAGTAGTATATGAATAGCGATCTAATGTCGGGTGATGTTGTGCTTTCATTGTCTCCTATATAGTATGTTACTCCATCATAATTCCAGCCGCTAGAATATACAATAGCAACATCATTGTCTACTGTAAGAGGAACCCCATACTTAATAGTTATTTTTTCTGGATTGCCAGCAACAAAAGATACACTCTTAGAAATATAAATTCTGACATGTGAGTTTAAAATTGACGGGTTTGAGCCGTCAATTGTTTTTGTTAAAAATGAATGACGAAACACGCCATCAAATGAATCCAAATATTGGGTATTAAAATTAGATATTGTTTCTTTAACCTTAGTTTCAAGGCCAACCTTGCTGTGAGTAGTGAGGTTACGATTATACTTAAATAACACATCAAGCACAATATTTACATAGTCTGGGTCAATTATTTCTGGAAATATTGAAAGTACTTTTTTATCACGTAGATAAGTTAATATATCTTGCTTTTCGTTAGCCGTTAAAAAGTCAGACTCGGTATTAACATCTTTACTTTTCCTAATTGATACAAAAACTGTTCCGTATCGCGGTGGGTCATTTTCTTCTCCGCCCCATACAGATATAGATTTTACATTTGGAAAATTACCGTGTATTAAAGTTTTATAGTCATCCGCAGTTACAGCACGATTTTGTGAGATGTATTGCAGCGGCGCGTTATATTTTATACTACTAGTTGATTCGGGTGTTGATCCACCGCGTGCAGAAAATATAGTAACTAGTTGTGGGCGAGTCGTAATTTGAGCATCAGGCAAATAACTAACATAGTCAAAAACATTTGAGCCATTTGCCCCGTCGCCAGCAGTAACCAAATATGTGAGCTGTAAAATATTAAGGTTGTCGGGTTTTTTACCTACGACTCCATTACCAAATGATATTACATAGTTCCCGTTATAATTTTCATATAGGAAATAAACAGGTGACAAACTATCAACAGAGTTTATATCAGAAAATCTATAATATACTTCGTTTATTTCTGATCGTCCGTTTTGAAAGACTGCTACATTTAATGTGCTTATATCTATATTTTTGTCGTCTATAATATACTCATTATTACTTTGAGCAGAATTTATCTGAATTCTCTTTGTTACAAGTTCTCCCTGAAAAATATCAACATTTGTCGCGGTTAAGGTTCCGTTTAAATTTCTACTACAAATAATATCGGATAGATTAGTAAAACGGTATGTTGTACCCTTGTTTGTTTGACTGCTTATATTTGAAGAGAAAATCCCACCAGCTGGTAATACAAACTCATTTATAGTATTATTGCGTGGGATTACTTCAATTGAAACCGTTGCCTTTGGTGCCGATGCGCTACGTGGTGTATATCCAATCAATTTTGCTGCAGATACAACATTTTGCCGCAATTGAGCAGAATCAATAAAGCTCTCATTTACTGCCATATGTGCAAGTATTGCGTTATAGTGGGTATTATGAGAAAGCACATCAACTAACATATTCAAACCAGAGCCAGTATAGTCCCAATCCTTAAACGGACTGTCTTGAGTTTTAAAATATTCTATTAATGATGTCTTTATGGCATCAAAATCTAATTCTGTGACTGCTACTGATTGTGTAGGGATTTCCATTATCGTATACGAGTTAAATATATTGTTATTTCAGAAGATGAATCATATGATGTTTCGAATTTAATAAAAACTTTATATGCATTTCTGTCAGAGTCATCGGAAACTGTAACTTCATAGTTACTTATTCGCGGTTCATATATATCAATTACGTTTTCTATTTTTTCTTTTAATTCTAATTCTGAAAATATATCAGCATTTTCAAACAATAGTGCTGATACATCAGAGTATATGTTTGGTTGAAAACAGCGGTCATATTGATTAGTTAGTAATAAGTTTTTTAAACTTTGTTTTATCGAGTCAATGTCAACTATTGGTAATATATCATTATAAATTGGATGCACGTTAAAACTATTATCAATATCTGAATACAAATTTTTTCTGGCGACAACTGTTGCCCTGGAGTCATTATAGTCTGACAAGTTACGGCTCATATTCTATTTATACAAGTTATTTATTTTACAATACTGGCAAACAGCGGTGAAGACTTGGATAAACTTGCAGTCAATGAAGACGAACTAGATGGCGATGATGAAGACGATGAACTAATCTGAGCAGCTGGTGTTAATGTGAGATTTGCTGGGTTATTTTGTATTGCGTCAGCATTACTTTCTATGTCACCCTTTATTGCATTTACTCGTTTGTTATAGTCATTAATAGTTTCAGATGACCATGTTGGGTTTTTGGTTAGAGTATCTTTTACAGCAAAATTAAAAGCACTCTTTAGTCCAGCCAAAGAAGCAATGTTTCCTCCAACTAAGAAATTTCCAACAGCTGAAGCGCCAGCTGTTACTCCACCAATAGCATTTGAAGCTGCATTTATGCTAGAACTTAAGCCGGAGTTTGTTGAACTTGAGCCAGCTGGTGTTAATGCGGCTATTGTGCCGGCGGCCTCTCCAAGCATGTCATACAAAGAGTCAGAATCCAACCCACTCGATGACAGACTATTTCCAGTCATTAGTCCCGTTCCACCGCCCCTAGAGGCAACTTGGTCGTGGTAATTGTATGCAAGCTCATGCACAGATGTAAGCATTGAAGCATATTCATATAAGCCAATTTCGTCTCCTTCATTTCGCAATGTATTAAGTTTATCATTATCTTTATTAAGCGATCCGCGAATTTGAAGTTGAAATTGATCATACTTTGCTTTTGCTTCTAATGGTTGACGAAACACTGCTGGATTAAATCCAATTACTGCTTCTGGTGACTTTGTATTATCTGCCTTTACGTATGGGGAGATAGGAGAACCGGCTGCATCTAGTGCATTACAAATATCTATGGCTCCATTAGCCACACCTTTTACAAAGCCACCAACATCTCCAATTGCCCCAGTAACAGCCGGAAATTGGTTTGTAAGTGATGCAACCGTATCATTTGCAAGTTGACCAACCGCAGCATATGCTCCGCTTGCTTCTAGTACCATATTTAAAAATGCAAATGGGTTGTCTTTGATAAATTTAATAAGATCTAATATTTTCTGTATAGTCTCTATAAGTTCTAACACTTTTGTTATTAAGTTTATAATAGCTAGGCCTGGTATATAACTTAATAGAAACATGGCAACCTTTGCAACCACGGCTTTCATTAATTTCTGTGGTAAATTTTTAGCACAGTCAGCAATAGCATTTACTGTTCCAGCTGCGCCAACAGCTGCGCCAGCAAGTCCACGTATATCAGTTTCATCTAGTATACTCAATACTCCAGTTTGCGCAAACTCTTTTGCTGTCATTTTTTCTGAAGATGACCCAGTGGATGACCTATAAAGTGCAGGCAATACTTCTACCTCAAGAATATCTATTTTCCGCTGATCTACTGCTGCGATTGATGCTGCGGCAGTAGTAGATACTGGAATAATATTAAATATTGCCTGCTGCGTTCCACTATAATTAAAATCAAGAGATATTGCAGTTACTGAATATGTACCAATTTTTATTGGTGCAGCAAGGGGAGAAAGTGTGTTATCACCAGTATATTGCAGTCTTATTGGTACATTTTCGGGAACTGTAACATATTCTGGATTTAATGGACTTCCAGTGTGTGATATTTCAGTATCAGTAAATGTAATGGTCAGCGGAGCTGGCTCTATAATAAGATACTTATATTGATTTATGCGTGCTTCAGGATATTGTAAACCAGTATCATTGTCAAAATCTGGATCTGGAGATGGACCGGGAGCAAAACTAACTAATTCGATATTTGGAGTAGGTATGCCCGCCGGAATAACCGCATTATAATTTGTACTAAAATAACATTTATATGTTCCACTATATGGCCCTGAAGTACGAACGTATGTAGCAGAAAAGGTGTAGTCATAGCGACCAACGTTTATCGGATCATCCGGCAATGCTGCTATTCCACTATTATATTCTAATTCATACGTTATTTGATTTAATGGTATTTCTTGAATCTCCCACGGAATACGCGCAATTATACCACTTGCTGGAACCGCCACTTGGGTAACTATAAAGATTGTATCAATTAGATCTATAACATCCTTCGTAGTTCCGTCATATGTTTTTTCGACCGGACTCCACTTATCATACTTGCGCCCCGGCTCGTCGGCAAGTACAATATATAAAAATGGATCAATTACTGGCATAATATTATCCAACCAATGGTATAGTAGTTAAGCCGCTCATATATCCACCAGCGGCATGCATGTGAGTATTTAAGCCTCGTGTGCCAGCCAATGATCTAACATCTCCAGTTGCAATTAACGAACCCACCAATATAGTTACTAATGCAGTAGATATATTAGTATAAGTTGAAGTCATGTTTGTTGCGGCGAGTGAAGTTAAATTGAGTACTGTTGCACTATCAACCGAAGCAGAGAGTCCACCCAGGGTAGCTGCTCCAGCTGGTGCTGATAGACTTACTCCAAGCGCTCCTGTTATGTCGCATGAACCAGTAAATGCTCCAGTATAACCACCAAGGACAGTTTCCTCAATACTACCAATCACCATACTAGTTACTCCTCCAGCTCTAACTGTATTGCTTACACCATTACCAACTATACTATCTTTTTTACCAACAATATTTTCTGCCTTATCTCCGCCAACTTCATTTTTATATGCTGCACCAACCTTTAATTTATATTCACCTTTTACAGTTGTATTCATACTACCATTAACTTCTAGGTTATAGTTTCCATTAACTGTTAAGTTTGCAGAACCGTTTATTGTAATATTCGCATCACCAGTAATTGTTACAAAGTCGCTTCCGCATACTGTAGTATGCCGATCTGATACTATAACAGTAACCTTTGACCCGTCAGGGCGTATTTCACGAAATGTACCTGTCTTATGTTTTTCGTGTATACGTTCATTGCCGAGGGTGTCATCAACTTCAAATATATGTCCAGCTCTAGTCTGTGTCACATGATTGTATGGATACACAGACTGATCAACTGGGAATGGCTGATTATATGTATTATTTGACATAGTTTACGTATTCTATATATAATTAAAATTAACTGTTATGTTGGCAAGGCAGCACCAAGTTGATCTCCAGTAAATTTCCCAGACTCTTTTCGGCCACGATATTGTGCCAGATAAGATCTGTCAAGTCCTATAGGTTCTATATGCCATGGTTCAAACAACTTA